TCAACTGAATTCACTACTCAACAATATGAATTAAATCCTGGTTTGGATAATTTAATGCCGTGGTGTTCTTCTATTGCGAATAATTTCCAGCAATATAAAATCCAGTCTATGGCGTTTGAATTTGTCAGCACGTCTGCCACTGCTCTAAGCACGGGTACAAATAACGCACTGGGGCAGATTTCAATCGCTACTCAATACGATTCACTTCAACAAGATTTCAGAAATCTTAATGATATGTTGAATTCTCAGTGGGCGACATCTACGAAAATTTCGTCAGATTTGTTACACCCTATTGAGGCGGAACGCGACCAGACAACCGCCATTCCTCTATATGTTCGCTCTGGACGTGCTCCGGGCGATATACGTTTGTATGATTGGGGAAAAACTACTCTTGGAGTTTATGGGTGCCAGAGCACGGGCGACCAAATCGGACAAATTTGGGTGTCCTATGATATTTGCTTCTATAAACCAATCACCTTTAATCTTGACGGAGGCAATGCCGAGTCTGCTTTTTATTCTTGCTACTCTCTCGACCCCGCTCGAGTAATTGGAGCATCGCGTCCATTGGGAGACCTTAGTTTCGGAGACGTTGACACTATCGGCTTAACTTTTAATCAAACGATTGGAGCAACAACAATTACAATGCCTCGTGGTTGTTCTGGTTATTATTTCTTGAATGTTTCCTATTTTGGAACTTCAACTATTCAAACCCCGACCGCGGGTAATCTCACGTTTTCAAACGCTGTTTTACAGACGAATTTCTTCGGACAATCACCAATTAACGACACGCCACGTCCTGTTGCGGGTAGTTCTACGCCGAGTTCGCTCGCTCTTAACCCTTCGTTTAGTTGGATTATTTCGGTAACCGACCCTAACGTCCCTAATGTAATTTCTTTCGTGGATGGTTCTTGGGGTGTTGCTAATGTCGCTTCCACTGTTCGCGGTGTTGTCAATGTTGCGTTGTTTCAACTCAATGTTGATTTTTCACAGTTTCAACGTCCTTCAGCGGTTGGCGTTTCGTCTGACGCATGTTGTGAAGACCTACAGGCACAAATTGATAGGTTGACTATTCTCGTTCAGCAACTTCAGGAGCAGGAAGAAGAGAGCGAAGCGGAAAGTGAAGAGGAACACAAAGACGAAGAGAGGCGAGAACGTCGCCAAGATGTCGAAATTAAAAAACTCTCACTTCGCGTTGATGAATGTTGCCCTAAGTCTCCAAGAGACGAACACGCGGCGCAGGTGGAAGACAAGCAAAAGCGAGTAGACGAACTTAAACGACTCCTCGAGGAAGCACTCGCACTATAAGCAGTCGTAATAACATATAAAAATAAAAAACATAAAAATAATATACTTATATTTCCATGATGGAGGAAAAAGAAGAAATTAAGCAGATAGAAGAAATAAAGGAATGGAATACCTGTTGTAGTAAAACTCAACCTTCATTCGTAAAATATATTTCTCAATTAGTTGTATCGTTTCTAATTCTGATATTTGCGTTCATTCAAATTCTGCGTGGTGATACTTCAGCAGTTTGGATATCTTTTATAACTCTCATTATGGGACTATATACCCCAACCCCAACACATAAAAAGTAATCATAAAAAACTTACAAAAACAAATAAAAAATAGGAAGACGGGGGAAACCCTGTTTTCTTTTTTGAAATCACGTTTGAAATAAAATACTGTGCGAAGCATCGACGAACGGAATTTCTTTAACATTAAATACCACCAAGAGCGGACAACGCGACAATTTCAAATAAAATTTCACTCTAAAAACTCAATGTCATAAATTATTAACGTAAGACATATTTTTCTTGTCGTGCGTTGGTAGCTTTGATGTCGTATTATGATTAAACGAACATGAAGTGAGGAGGGTATATATACCAGCATTATGGAATTTCAGCAATCCGTCAATGTTGTGCGTCAGGCATACCCCGCGTGGAAAGCGATGTCGCGTGTCTATGGTAGAGCGGGGGAATTATACCTACTTAACACGCTATCCTGTCAACGTTGCGGGGTTATTGACTGGGAGGAAGCGGAGGTAAACGCCCCATGTTATGACATAACATGTCGTCAATGTCTTCAAAAAGTTCAGATAAAATGTGGTAAAAAATCACTAAAACAACTCGAAAACATGAAAAATCGGGGATATTTCACGATTCCGTCAGCAAAATATGAAAAATGTCTCTTGGCGAAGCATTCTAGCGTCGATTATGTATATTTATTCTATAGTCCTACAATGTTATTCGAACCGAAATTATTTTACCAGAAACACGAAGTAATTCGTGAATCTGATGTATGGAAACGCCGTTTACCTATGAAAAACCGCCCAAATTACTACTTATCCGACTTATATGTCCATGACTGGTCGGAAGTGGTGTGAAGACACCCTTAAATCGTGTGTGAATCACACGTCAAAATCACATAAAATAAACCATAAAAATAGCTATTAAGCGGGTTAGAAATCTTTGATTTCGCCCCTGACTTTTATGTAATCTCGCCCCGTGCTATTATGGCACAATATGAGGCGGAAAACTCTTTAAAGGAGCATGTCTTCCCGAGTTTTCATATTTGGAATGCCTGCGACTCGTGAAACGAGTTTCACGAGCGGGGGTTCCCAAGAACCCCCCCGCGAAGTGGAACGACTGAACGACGGAGCAAAGGTATTACAAATACTTTAAATCAATTAAAACATCACTAAAGATAACAAGGTCAAGGGGCGACGAAGTCGTGATATAGGCACTATATCTATATTACCCCTTGACCTCTATTAATTCAGTTAACTTAATAGAGTCATTTATTTTCGGGGAGCGAAAATTATATATAAAGTAAAAACACACTATCAGTATAATTTCAGTAGAATGGCCGCAGAAGCAGGAATGAGTAGGGAGCAATTAAATATGCGAATGCGAAATGTTGTTTTTACATTTAACAATTACAAGCAAGAAGAATATGAATTGCTATTGTTAAAACTTCAACAAAAAACAACGTATTATGTAGCAGGGAAAGAGGTTGGAGATGGTGGGACACCACATATCCAGGGATATTTTGACATGAAGAATGAAATGACAAGAAGTGCTATTTTTAAATACTTCAAACCTCTTACTTTCTTCTTTGATAAGCGAATGGGAACGAGCGAACAAGCTATATCTTATTGTAAGAAAGATAATAATTTTGTTGAATGGGGAGAACCAAATAAAGTTAAAAAAGTAGGAGAGCGAAGCGATATTGACGAAGTCCGACAAATGGTGAGCGAGAATAACGGTATGCGAGAAATAGTTCAGAAGGCGAGGAATTACCAATGTTTAAGAATGGCAGAAATCATTCTGAAATATAACGAAAACGTCAGAATGTGGAAACCTGATGTTTATTGGTTATTTGGCGACACAGGAGCGGGGAAGACGCGAAAAGCATTTGAGATTTTCAGCGACCGCTCTAAAGTCTGGGTAAGCAATAAAACGCTTAAATGGTGGGAAGGATACGACGCACACCCAGACGTATTATTTGACGAATTCAGGGGCGATTTCGCAACATTTCACGAGATGTTAAGAATATTAGACCAATATCCTTATCGCGTAGAGCATAAGGGAGGAAGTCGGCAATTATTGGCAAGAAGAATTATAATTACTTCATGCCATCCACCTTCGGAGGTATACAATGGAGTTACGAACGAGGATAAACTCCAATTGTTCCGAAGGATTGACAAAGTTATTAAATTTGTTAAAGATGAGGCAGGTTATGCCGATTATGAAACCAATCACGAAGGATTGAGTTTAAATATTGTAAATATAGACAACGAGTTAATGATGATATAAATATGTAAAAAAATATATTAAAGACAATCTATACAATGGGTATAAGGTTGCTTTAATGATGTCCGCGTATCGTTCTAAGTCTCGTAAATCTCGTTCCACCCGCAAGGGTAAGGCACCTCTTAGGAAGGGGGGTATCCGTTTCGGTGGATTGGTTCCTTTCTTGGGTGGTTCCACTGTTTCGTGGAAGAAACCAAAAAGCTATAAGAGTTCACGTTCTCGTGCTTTCTCGTGGACTCGGTTCTGTTAGGACATACGGGAACGCGTCCCGTTTCATGTCTCGAAATATGAGATATGGACAAAGCTTTAATACTGGTGCTGTCAGTATGGGAATGGACGACGGCGTCGTTCATGTTAAGCATCGTGAATTTTTGGGGGTTATTAATTCCTCAACTGAATTCACTACTCAACAATATGAATTAAATCCTGGTTTGGATAATTTAATGCCGTGGTGTTCTTCTATTGCGAATAATTTCCAGCAATATAAAATCCAGTCTATGGCGTTTGAATTTGTCAGCACGTCTGCCACTGCTCTAAGCACGGGTACAAATAACGCACTGGGGCAGATTTCAATCGCTACTCAATACGATTCACTTCAACAAGATTTCAGAAATCTTAATGATATGTTGAATTCTCAGTGGGCGACATCTACGAAAATTTCGTCAGATTTGTTACACCCTATTGAGGCGGAACGCGACCAGACAACCGCCATTCCTCTATATGTTCGCTCTGGACGTGCTCCGGGCGATATACGTTTGTATGATTGGGGAAAAACTACTCTTGGAGTTTATGGGTGCCAGAGCACGGGCGACCAAATCGGACAAATTTGGGTGTCCTATGATATTTGCTTCTAT